CAAAAACTTTTTGACAAAGTTATTAATGTCGCTTTGAGTTGTCTTAACCTTTTCAGCATCTTTCACGTTAAACCTATACTTTTTGTCCCCGACGTTATATTCAAAACCTTTGAACTTGTCGTTAAAAACTTGATCAGTCTTTCTTTGAAACTTAAGTTTAGCTTTTTCTGCTACCGTTTCATTCTCTTTCGACTCTTTGTTGTATCGATTAAAAAAGTCCATAGCCTTCTGCGCTTCTGGCGGAAGATTTGAACCAGCTTTAATCTCATCATAATATTTAGACTTTTGCCCGTCTAAGTAGGCTTTGGCTTCTGCAACTTGCTCTTTGAATGCCAATTTCTTTCTCTTTACTTCACGCTCTTCATCAATCTCCTCGTCGAAGTTGAATTGATCGTCCATCATAAAGTTTATCTCTTCAGCCGACAAATGCGGCTTTTTTGTCTTGTAATATTCTTGAAGTAAAGTTAAATTATCTAAAGAATCTATATCTCTATTCAATCTAACGTAATCTTCTAAGTTTCCACCAGTCTCGTCCATAAAGTCTACTAACTTTTGAATGTTTTCTGGTAGTGGTTTTCCAGTTTCTTGAGCTTCAACTATTGCTTCTTCAACTTCTTCAGCTACTTGCTCAACCTCTTCTTGAACTTCTTCCTCAGTAACTTCTTCTAGTACTGTTGATTCTTGTGCTTCTGCTTCCTGAGATACTTCTTCTTGCTTCTCCTCGGTAACGGCACTTTCATCGCTTCCATCCACTCTTCCCTTGTCAACTCCGTCATTTTCAACTGGCTCTTTGTTTGCATCTGTTAAATCTAACTTGGTTACTGTTTCTTCTTCAGTGCTTTCAACTGGTTTGCTTAAATCAATCTTTATTGGTTCTTCGCTATTAGAGTATTTTTTTACTCTTGGTTTTTTAATAGTTTGTTTTTCGACAGTATTATCAACCTTTAGCTGTTCTGTTTTCTCTTCCATAATATAAAATATAAATTAATAATTATCTAGGCTCAAATCCACCTAGATCAAATCCGCCAAGTATATCATTACCTGCAGACTCAAACTTTTTAGGTGAACCACCTGTTTTTCTTTGCTCTATAAGCTCGCTAGCTTGAGAGGCTTGTATTCTAGTTCTTTCGTCCTTTCTATCTTCTTTTTCTTTTTCTCTAGTCTTCACGCCTTGGACTTCAGCTTGTTTTAACTGCATGTTCATTTGAAACTCAACTTGCATAAGTTGTTTTTTAATTTCAGCTTCTTGCTGTAGCTTTTGTATAGCTAACTGCATTTTCATTTGCTCTAGCTGAGCTTCTGTTTGAGCTTCCATTTGACTTTTCTGCATTTCTATTTGAGCAGAGTTTTGAGCAGCTTGTGTGTTAGACTGAGTTTGAAGTTGTATGTTTCTTTCTTGTGTAGCTTGATCTTTTGCTTGCTTTTGTTTTCTTCTTATTTTTAACAATTGATTAGCTAGACTTACATTTCTTATTTCTCTAATATCTATAGCATCTTCTAGGTCTATATTTTCTTTAGACAATGCTATTTGTATGTTATTTTCTAATACAACTTTTTCTTCTTCATCTGGAGCAAGCTCTATAAATATACCAAAGTCATACAAGTGTAATTCTGACATTTCTTCAAGCGTAGCTACGTTGTGAGCGCCTATAGCCTGAATAAACGCATCTTTTGTAGGTGAATACTCTATTATGTCAGATATACGTAATGATAACTGCTCAGCTACTTCAGATGTTAGGAATAGACCAGCTTGTAATATATGTCTTGTTGCGGTATTTGAATTAGCTGCTGCCATTTTCTGAACACCAACTAAAGCGTCTTTTGATGGAGTGCTACCGTCACGAGCTTCGTTAAGGCCGGTCGTATCTCGTATCATTTGCAAGTAATAGTTGTAGTTGCCTATTAAAGACTGTAGCTTAGCGCCACCATTGCCAGCTGATATTTGTTGTATAGGAACTTTACCAGGATTCATATCACCATCAACAGTCATAGATCTACCAATAACACTACCTGTTTGGAAAAACATATTTAACGCCTCTTGTGGATTATAGTTAGTGCCATTACCTAAATCTATTTCAGCTAAACCATCTGCATCTAAGTAAACACCGTCTGGCACAAGTCTTGACATAACTTGCTGTATTTTTAAGTGAGTTAATTGAATCATATCAGCAAAACCTGTTATACGGCTCACTAAAGACTCAATACGACCTTTGTACATTCTTGGAGCTACAATGCTATAGTTCATCTTAACTTTAGTATAGTCGCTTTTAGGTCTTATCATATTTTTAGACAACTCCCACTTCAACAACTTGTCAGTACCTAGTATTAAAGCGCCTTCGTATAAAACCTCAACTTGCTTTTGAAGCTTTGTAAAATTAGCTTCCATGTCAGCTGGGGGATTAAATGTATCATCTTTTTCTATAGACTTATCAGCGCCAGTAGCTGTTTCTTTTACTTTATACACTTCATTCATATATGTTTTATAATTGAAGTATAATACAGTAACCTTATTGTTATCTTTTTCGTTGTATGTTGAGTGAGGATCTAATCTTTGATAATTAGGATTTTTAGTTACATCCTCTAAATCTTGTTGATCTAAATGTGGAAACTGTTTTTTAAGCTCGTTAATAGGTATGGTTTTTACTTCGCCTACATAATATATATCATCAAAGTAAGGAGACTCAGTATATGAGTAAACTAAATCTGCAGGATCAACGTAGCTAATAGTAACACCTTCTTCTGTGTTGAAGTTTGTTTTAACCGCACCAATACCTAACACTGTTAAGTCATAGTAAAATCTTTTTCTTACAAGATCGTACTTATTACCGTCCATCAATACATTTATAGCTTGTTCTTCAGCTAGCTCTACAGCTTGCTTGTAGCTTAACTGCATGTGCAATGCTAACTCTTCTTCTGTTTCAGGTAAAGTTTTAGGATCGTTTTCATACATATTGACACCAAACGCCCTACTAACAAAATCATTAAAGTCTTTTGTTTTCATGTCTCTAAGAATAGAGTCCATGTATTCTGTTCTCTTAGCTACGCCGTACGGGTCTTGAGAATATGCTTTTACATCATAAACTCTTTCAGACATACCATTTACAACTATATCCACAAATTTAGGTATAATAGGTACTGGCTTCCAGTCTAAGTTTAAATAAGATAAATCACCATTAATAGATAGTTCATCTTTATACTTTTGTATAGACTGTTCACCTCTAGCATATAATCTAAGATTATGAAAATGTCTTTGGTTGTTTGAGTGCATACTGTAAGTTCCGCTCAGTCTGCCTTGACTGTCAGAATACCACTCGTGTTCTATTGCTTTAGCTACTTTTAATCCATAGTCGTAACTTACTTTTTCAAGATCGCTCACGACTTGACTTGGAAAATATTTACCCGCAACGCTATTAGCCATATTACTTTATTATTTGTGATGAATAGCCTTCATTATTATATCTAGCTAAACCTATATTTACTTTATTAATATTTCTATCTGGTCTTGGTTTATATAAATGCCTATTGCAAGCCATAATAGCTAGACCACTGCTTATAGAGGCATCATGCTTTGTTCTTTTATTTATGTCAAACTTAGCCCAATCATTTAATGTTTCATTAAAATACATTGTGCCGTAAGTTCCATCTTGTAAATGACCAACGTGATCATTTATATACATTTCAATAGCAGCTGCGTGAGCTTGCTTAATATCTTCACTAGAGTTTGGTATACCACCTATTTCTTTTTCTGTAACAGATAATTTATTCCATACTCTATCTGGTCTGTTCATACTAAAACCTCTATAGCCTCTTCTTTTGAAATGATATAAAAGTCTTGGCTTATTATTCTCTGCGAGTAATGGCATACCATAAAATACGCACGCCATAAGTATGTCTTCAAAAAATATTTCAGCGGTTTGTGGTCTTGCAATATATTCCAGGAAAAATGTATTAGCTGGAGCTGATTCCATACTAAACTTGGTTAGTCCATGAAGAGATCCGTTGGATCCTCTACCATCAACAGTACCGCTAATATCATAGCTATCGCAGCCAAAAGCTCCCATGTGATCATTTCCAGGATATTTTATTCCATTTTTAAGTATTACTCGGTTTTGTAAATTTCTATCTGGAACCCAACTTACTTTAAATCTACCGCCAGGATCTGGATTAAATACCACACTACTATCTTTAACACCGTTCAACCATTGAAAACTACCAGTTGTTGTAACTGAAGAGTTTCTATTACCTTCATTATAGTCTATTTGCTCATATATTTTTACTAGGTTAAATAGACTGTTTTTAGTTTCATCTCTAAACGCGTGTTCTGTTGTTCTTGGAAACTGACGATAAAATTCGTTTAAAGCATCTTGATCGTCTTTTAACCCATCAACCTCATTGTCCCAGTGATCAATTACACCTATATCTATCAATTCACCGTCGGGTCCGTATACATCATGATCTGGCGTATTAAATACAGGCTGTCCGTATCTGTCAATAA